GTGTACCCGCAAGGGGCATGCCGCATCCGTAAGGCGGCAAAGCCGCCAACGGCTGCGCAATACCACAAACTTTCCAAACCGATGGATTGCCGAAAAAGATCCGGCATCCGCCGCAGATGATCGATTCAGAGTTTCCCCCAATAAAGGAGGAAAATCATGTTTCGAAAAAAGCAGAGCGTCGCGGCGGCGGCGGCGCAGCTGCGCGGCGGGATGCAGAGCCCGTTCGGCGCGGGCCTTCCGGCCGTTCCGCCCGGCGAGGCGCAGCTCTACCGCGCCATGCGGCAGTCGCTGCCCGTGCTGGATGCGGCCATCGGCAAGCTCGTGCGGCTGAGCGGCGGCTTCACGGTGCGAAGCGCCCAGCAGCAGGCCGCGCTGAATGCGTTCCTGCGGACCGTTCCGTGCGGGCGCGGGCAAACCGGCATCCACAGCTTCCTCTCGGCCTACCTCGACAGCCTTCTGACCTACGGCCGGGCCGTCGGGGAAATGCTCGTGGCGCAGGGCGACCTGCGGGCCGTGTGCTGGGGCGACGTGAACGCGCTGGAGCTTCGGGAGGGGAAGTCCCCCCTCGAGGTCGTGCTGTGCGGCTGCGATG